TGACTTCTTACCTATCCATGGGATCAATTCTAATTGATACTAATGGTATTAGAGTACAGAAGTGTGCGGAATAGGAGGTAATTAATGGCATACGAAACTTCAAATCCGATTAAGAAGATATCAGGAATGGGTGCTGGAAACTCACTATGGTTTTATACTGATGGTGATGCTAAAGCAGCTGTTGTAGCATCTGGCTATTTCAATTCTGCTTACAAAGAATTAAGCAAAGGTGACGTTATCCTTTGTTCAATCGGTGTAGGTGGTACTCACGAAATGGACGTAATAACAGTTACTTCTGAAACTGGAGCAACTACTGTAACTACAGTAGCTCTTGCATAAGGAGATTAACAGCTATGAGGGGGTTTATCCCCCTCTAGTCAAATAAGGAAAAATTATGGCAATAAGTGCAGCAATAGGTGTAGGTAAAAAAATAGTAGGTAAAGCAATTTCTGCTGCTAAAAAAAAGAAAAAAGATTTAGAAACTAAAGGTCGTAGAATAAAACAAAAAAAAGTAAAAGACGAATTAACTAGTGCAAAATTTAAATCAGCTATAGATCCTAATAAAGCTGCAATAGACGCAGATAAAGCAACAAGAAAAATTATGAAAACACCTGATATTGTTGCTGGTGTAGGAGCAACTGCAGCACAAACAGGAAAAAAAGCTATTAAAGCAGCTAAACCAACAATAGATAAAATTAAAACAAACGTAAAACCAAAAGTAGATAAAGTTAAAACAAATTTAAAACCAACAGTAGATAAAGTTTCAAATACAATTAAAAGTCAACCTTTATTGAGTGGTGTTATAGCTGGATCATTAGGAACTTCTGTTTTAGCTTCTGCAAGTAAAGTATCTTATACATATAAAAAAATGCCAGATGGCCAAATACAAGTTAATTTAATTGGTGATAATAATAAAAATACTTTTATGTCACCAAGACATTTAAATCCTAAAGAAATAGATGATGTAAGAATAAATATGGATATGTTAGAATCTATTGTTGTTTCAGATGATCCTCAAAGAAGAAAAAAAGAATTTACTAATATTGTTTCTTATTTAAATGAAAAATATAAAATTAATCAAATACAAGGTAAAAACTTAAGTATAATGCTACCTAGAGAATAATGGCAGTAACTAAAGTAGATATAGCTTCAAGAGCATTAGTAATGATAGGATCAAATCCTATTTCATCATTTAATGATGATACAACAGAAGCTCTTGTAACAAATACAATTTACGAAGAAGTAGTAGAATCTACTTTAACTAGACATAATTGGAGATTTGCTACTGGACAGCAACAACTATCTTTATTAGCTAATGCTCCTACTGGTAGATTTGAATACGCTTATCAAATACCAGCTAATCCTGAATGTTTAAAAATTTTAGCAGTTACAGTTAATGATGCTTTAATCCAATATAGTAGATACGAAGATAAAATATATTTAGATGGCTTTGGATCTCAAAGTGCAGTTATAATGGATTACATTTTTAGACAAAGCGAAGATCAGTTTCCTCCTCATTTTAGATTAGCAGTAGAATATAAACTAGCTAGTATCTTTGGTGGATCAGTAGCAAGAGACGCAGCTCTAGTTAGAGAGTTTGATCAACTAAGTGAAAGACAATTATTAATAGCTAAAAATACTGATTCACAAGAAACTACTACAAAAACACTTTCTACTGATAGATTTATAACAGAAAGAAGAAGCAGTCGTAGTGGACTTGTGGTCGGATAATGCCTAGAAAAATAAGACAAGTATATACTAACTTTTCAGCTGGAGAGATTAATAATTTACTCAATGCTAGAACTGATGCTAAAGCATATTTTGAAGGTGGAAAACAAGTACGCAACTGGTATTTACTAGATGAAGGTGGAGTTATGCGTAGACCAGCTACAGAGTATATGGCTACAATGCCTGGGGAATGTAGAATAATTCCTTTTGTATTTTCTAATGATGAAGTAGCAATATTTGTTTTATCAAATGGAAGATTAGATGTTTATTCTAATACAGGAGCTGTGATTCAAAGCAATATTACTACTAATTGTAACTGGACTACTGCTCAATTATTTGAATTAAACTATGCTCAATTTGGTGATACAATTTTTTTAACACATAGAAATAATCAACCTAGAAAAATAACCAGAACTTCTGCTAGTACATTTACTGTAGCTGCATATGAATTTGAATTAGATGAAGATGTAGTAGTTTCTGGTGCATATAAAACTCATGCACCATTTTATAAATATGAAGATGCAAGTGTAACTTTAACTTTAAGTACAGCAGCAACAGGAGCTGGTAGAACAATTACTGCGTCAACTGGTATTTTTTCAAGTGATTATGTAAATCATTATTTAAAAATAGATGGATCTCAAGTTTTAATTACTGGATATACAAGCCCTACTGAAGTAACAGCAACAGTTATAGAAACTGTATCTGGTGGTATTGGCCCACATAATGATTGGGAAGAAGAAATAATGTCTGTACCTAGAGGATATCCTCAAGCTGTATCATTCCATGATAATAGATTATGGTTTGGTGGAATAAGAGATAATCCTTCTGCTATTATTGCAAGTGAAATAGGAGGTTATTTTAACTTTGATGTTGGCACAGGTTTAGCAAATGAAGCTATTAATGTTGTTATTGCAAGTGATACAGTAAATGAAATTAGACATTTTGTTTCATCAAGAAACTTACAAATATTTACTGATAGTGGTGAATACTATGTACCAGTATCTTCTCAGTCTGCTGCAATTACTCCAACAAGTATAGCGTTTCTTAGACAAACACCATATGGCTGCAATAGAGCTGCACCTATACCTTTTGATGGTGCTTCTTTGTTTAGTCAAAAAAATGGTAAAGCAATTAGAGAATATGTTTTTTCTGATATTGAACAAGCATATAGATCTACAAGTGTATCTGTATTAGCTTCGCATTTAATAGATAGCCCAAAACAATTATCAATGATGACAGGTAATGAAACTAAACCAGAACAATTTGCTTTTTTCTTAAATAGTGGATCAAGTGATGATGGAAAAGTAGCTGTGTTTCATTCTATTCGTGATGAAAAAATAGCTGGTTGGACTATGTGGGAAACACAATCAGGTGATAAATATCATAGTATAACAGCATTAAATGATCAATTATTTGTTATAGTAAAAAGAATAGTACCTTCTGGTACAAAATATTTTTTAGAAAGATTTGCAAATGACGATAGTATAACTCTTGATTGCTCTACTACTACAACTGTATTTCAAAAAGGTACACCATTAGTAAATGGAGCTAGTCAAACAGGAAACACATTATCAGTAGATGGATTTACTTCTGCACCTCAAATACAAGAAACTTTTACTATTGCTGGTAATGCAACTAAATATATAATTACTGCTGTAACACAAACTGCTGCTGGTTATGATTTAACACTAGATCAAAACTTAGCTGTTTCACCAGCAGATAATGCAGTTATTACTATTGTAGAAGGTTTTGTTCATGCGGTTAATTCTATTTATGAAAATACAGATAAAGTATTTGCAGTATATGGTAATGGATCTTTAGGTGAATTTACAGTAGATAGTAACAATAGAATTACACTTACTTCTGCACCATTTCCTAGTGGTACAAGAGTAGGATTTAATTTTACTCCTATATTAGAAACTATGCCAATAGATAAAGAAATAGATACTGGGCCATTGACAGGACAACCAAGACGAGTAAATAAAGCTATTGTAGATATATCTGGTGGATTAGATATTACAATGAAAGCACAAGACTTAGCATCTAAAGAACTTGTTATACAGCAAGTTGATTTTACAATTAATAGTGATACAACACCAGTAACAGAAAAAAAAGAATTTAACTTTTTAGGTTATAGTAAAAGTCCAACAATTACTATTAGCCAAAACGATCCTTTACCATTAAAAGTATTAGGAATAGCTATGGAGATACAATTCGCATGAGTGGAGTAGAAGCAGCAACATTATTTGCTATAAGTCAAGGTGTTCAAACAGTAGGACAAATACAAGGTATTCAAGCTCAAAGAGCTGCTTTGGCAAGAGAAAATTATAGAATAGCAGCAGAATCAAGATTAGCTGCATTAAGAGCTATAGAATCTGAAAATGAAAGAAGGCGAGTAGCTGAAGAAGAATTTGCTAATAACGCAGCATTTCAATCTATTGCTGGTTATTCTGATGATAGTATGAGTTTTTTAAATATAAATAAACAAGTAGAAAAAAACATGAATAAAGATGTTGCTGATATACGATTAATGGGAAAAGTTGTTAATACTAAATATAGCAATATGATGTTTGAAAATTCTTTAAAAGAAAAAGATTTAGTATTTGGTGGTTACACTTCTATTATAGCTGGATTAACAAGTGGGTATGCAACATACAAATATATGAGAGGTAATGAACAACCCAAAATAAATCAACCATATACATATAATAGTAGAGGGCGGACTAATTATCCGTATGGATTATAATGGCATTAACTAGAGGAAAAAAACAATCAACAGTTACTCCTAGTTCAATAGCTAGTAGAATGGGTGTAGTTCCTACTTATGGTGGGGATTGGTTAGCAACAGCCGCAGAAAGTATTGGTAAAAATTTAGATGTTCAAACTAAACGTATTGCTACAATAGAAGAAGAAAAATGGAAAGCACAATTTAGTATAGATACTTATCAAGCAATAAGTAAATTTGCTATGGATAATAGAATGAATCCAAATGGATTTACTAAAAGTGTAGATCCTTATGTAAATGAATTAGTAAATCAAGTTCCAAATAAATACAAAGGTTGGGCAAAACAATATGCTGGTATGATGGCTGCAAGAGAAGGTCAACAAATAATTAACAGACATTATAATGCACAACAAATGGATTTAATAAAATTAAATGAAGATTCAAATAATGTATGGCTTACTAATGCAATTACAAATTTAGAACAAACACCTTATTCAGAATATGATAATGAAATGATTAATAGTCATTTAGCTGAGTTTGCAGAAAAACGTGCATCTTATACTAATATGTATAATTCATTAGATCCTCAATTTAGAAGTGGTTTACTTACTCCTGAACAATGGGAAAGAAAACATCAATTAGGTTTTGAATCAGCAAGATTAAATTCTAAAAATAGATCATTATTAGAAGCTGCACAAATTTTAGATAGAGAATATTTATTACAAAAAGATTTAAATGGTGATGGTTTTTACCCAGAATCTTTTGATGGTATAGAAGGACAAAAAACAAATGTAGAAATTACATTAGCTCAAATTAAAAAAAATATGGAAAGTTATATAAATAATCCTGATGTAGATGATCTTGATGGTTTTACTACACTTACTAATACAACAGATAAAGAAAGAAATGGATTAAGAGAAAATGCAGAATCATATGCAGAAAATTTATATAATCAAATGACTACTGAACAAAACAATATTAAAAATGCTATTGCCGCTGATTATAAAAATAATATTAATAGAATAGAATCTAAAGTAAAAAAAC